ATTCAAATCCAAGGGTTTCATAAAGTTTACCTTGACTAAAACTTCTGTCTGCATATGTAGTTATTTCTACTGGATTATAAGTCTTTATGAAATATTTGAACAATCTTGAAGCACCACCAACAACATTAGTATTTAATTTATTACAAAAACGAAGTAATTCAAATTCACCAATATTAGTTGATTTTTTCCCCATTGCAACCCTTCTGTCACCGAAAGTCATTAAACTAACCATTTCGTTGTTATAAAATAATCCAATTTTTATCTTTGCACCAACAAATCCTTGGTTATGGTTTGTATCTAAAAATGATTTAATATTTTTACCATCAACAATTTCTTTTATTTCACATTTCCTGGCAAATATTTTATTTTCGGTTTTTCCTAGTTTATTTAATATCATAGATTTGATCACTTCTTGTTTGTGTACCCAAGTATCTTCGTATATCTGAATCAATTGAATTCCTTGTTGTTCACACAATTCAGTTTTGTTTAAATGATAGTTTTTTTCTTTATTTAATTCATTATGCCAATATAGACCATTAAATTCAAATGCAATTTTTAATTCTGGTATATAAATATCTAATTCTAATGGTGGTATTATTGATCGACTATTATATATTATATTAGAATTATTGGAACTAATAAAATCTTTAAGTTGTATTTCCAAACCAGATTTTGTTGATGATATAGGATTACATATTGTGCATAAAACTGTTTTATATTTTAATCTCAAACTTAATAATGAAAAATTAATATCATAAATATGGTGTTTGTCACATTCTATTGTACAACTGCCCGATTTAATATCTTTTATGTTTAAAAAATCATATTTTTCAAATAAACTGTTGATCTGACTTTTTTTAACTTTATTTATAACATCAATATTTTGTGTACTTATTGATACCCCAAATTTTTCATTATTTGATTTTTTTAATTTTTCGTAGATTTCTTTATTTTGAATTGGTCGTTTAACATTATATTTTTCAAGATTTGTTTTTTCTATTTTTAATTGTTTACAACAGTCACAATAATATACATTTCCTGATTTTTTATTTTTATTATACGCATATAATGATATATTATTTTCATTATCACAATTATCACAAATTGCGGTTATTCTAATATGTGAATTTTTTTGAATATCTTCTACTTTTACTAATAATTTTTGACCAACTATTGCATCATAGCCTAAATATTTATAATAACTTAAATTTCGTCCAACAATATTAATATTTAAATGTGTTTCTTTAATCATATTTTATATATTAAAAATCATAATTATTGTTTAATATATATTGGTATGAAAAAAACTATTAAAAAATGAAACATTTAAAATTTTTTGAAAGCAACCATAATAAGATTCTACTTTGTTCTATTGTGCATGATAATGATAATACAAATGCAACTATTTTTGCATTTTATGATGAAGAAAGTCGGAATAATTTTTTGATAAATTATATTCACAAAGATTTTTATGATGCAGATGATGATTCAGTTAAAAACATATTTGATGTTGATGAATTAATAGAATTGTTTAATAATACTGATGGTGATGATAGAATATTTTTAGATACTGCTGAAATATTATCCAATGTTGAATTAGAACCAAAATTAAAAATTAGAAAAAATGCAAAAAAATATAATATTTAAAATAACTTTATAAATTGTATTTTTTAATTTTATTTCTTCTATCTTTAACACGATTTAGAATTTGTTTACCTTGTGTATCTGAACCAGTATTTTTATATTTATTTATTAAATCCACTAACCGATCATCTATTTGATTTGATCCATTATTTGCAATTTCATTTTCAAATTCTTTTGGTAGCCAAATGTGATAAAGTGTTGAATCTATTTGAAATTTACATCTTAATGCTAAACCTTTCATAGCACCTATACTTGATTGGTCTGCTTCAATTTTAATCATTCTTTCAATTTCTAAAGTTTTTCTATAACTACCATCTTTATTTTCTTTAAAATCATCTTTTCCAATAAATATATAAAAATCGTTATCTGTATGTAATGGATTTTCATTAAGTAAATCATTTAGAAGTTCAATTTCTTCATCTATAGATTTATTTTCAAATGTTTTTAAATATTTCATATTTTTAATTTTTAATTTTTTATTCAAATATAAATTCAATATTATAACCTTTTATAATAAAATTAAGAAATAAAATATCTCTTAATGTTCCTTCATACAAATCAATATTAAATAAATATCCTAATGCTGATAATTCGGGAATATAAATATTAATTTGTTCTTCTACTTTACTTTTTAATGTTCCTGTAGTTACTCGTGTTCTCCATAAATAATATTCTAAATTACATCCAAGTTCAATATCACCAAATACTTCGCCTTTATTTGTAAATAGTATCATTTCTAATTTTTGAACAATGACTTCAATTTCATCATCTTCAATAATTCTATTATTTTCATATTTTGGATGACCATCATATCTAATAACTAAATCTTTTACATCTTTTAAAGCCATTCAACCAATTATTTTTACTATATATATTAAAAAATTTTTTCCGAATGGATGATTCAAACAATGATTTAAATTTTATATCAGTTATAGATTATATTGGAGAAATAAATAATGGTGTCGCTATCATCTTATCAATGAAAATCAATGAAAAAATATATGAATTAATATATTGGTTTAATCAAGAAGATAATTATATTATGTCAGTTGATAATAATTTTTTATCTGATTATAATTTAGAATCAATTTACGATTATAAAAATTATAAGACATTGGCGTATTATATTCACAAGTTTGTATTATATAATAAAGAAGAAATAATCAATGAATTTTTATGAAAAAATATATAATAGTTTTTGGATTTTTACTAATATTTTTAACAAGTTGTATGATGCAACTCAGAATGCCACACAATAGTTATTTAACAATAAATGAAATAAAATCAACATATCATTTAACTTATAAAGAATGTAGAACAATAATTATAGCTGCTGAATTCAATGAAATTGATTGTAAATATGATATTAATCAAGAATGTTGGACATATGATGATAAAATTGATTATAGTTTATTTAGATTTGTCAAATAATATTAACCATAAATTTTTTGTTTAAAAAACATTTATTATTATTGTGGCTTAATTCTAAAATATTAAATTATGGATTCAATAATAGTTAAAGACATCAAAATCGAATTAGAATTTTGTGAAAATTTTTCAAATGATTTTTTAATAGATAAAAACGGAAAAAAAATTAAATTAGACACAATATACACCGATGATAGTTTAGATTTTTTAAAAAATCTTCCAGATAACAGCATAAATTTAATTGTTACATCACCACCTTATAACAATTTTAGAAATAAACGACATGAAAATAATCCAGTAAAAAATAAAAGATATACACATGTTAAATATGATTCATTTTCAGATTCAGATCCAGAACATATATATCAACAAAATCAAATTAAAATAATTAATGAAATGGTCAGGATTTTAAAACCTGATGGTACAATTTGTTATATTCATAAAGATAGACGTTATGATTTTGAAATGATTTCACCTATAAGTTGGATAAGCAAATCCAATGCTATACATAAACAAACAATAACTTGGGATAGATTAGCACCATGCAATATACCAAATCCAAATACAGGTATGTTCAATAGAGAAGAAGAATATATTTATTTATTAGGAAAAACACGAAAATTAGGTAAATGGAATAAAGAATTTGCACATTATGGTTCTGTATGGAAATTTTCTAGAAATAAAAAAAATTATGGTCATCCTGCAACTTTTCCTGAAGAAATACCAAGAAGATGTATAGAAGCATTTTCTAACCCAGGTGATATAATTTTAGACCCTTATAGTGGAACAGGAACAACAGCAGTTGTTGCTAAAAAAATGAATAGAAAATATTTGGGTGTAGACATTTCTGAAAATTATAATAATATAGCACGAAAAAGATTAAATAAACAAAAATCAATGAAAGATCAAATTGAATTTCTTAATGATTTTATTAATAAAAATCCATTACATAAAGATCACGATTTTTATTTATTTACTGCTAAAGATAATTTTATTGAAGAACAAGATGGTAGATATCGAAAAACAATAAAAATAGAAAAAATATTTAAAATTTCCCCAAATGAAAAATCTATAAATTTAATGACTAGTTTACGTTTACGAAAAAATGATTCAAAATTATATAACATTTGGTTAGCAAAAAATATAGAAAATGATAAATTAAATATAGATTTTATAAATAAATATAAAAATCAAGATTCAATAAAAACAATAAAAAATATTATAGATATATAAAATTATATATCTATAATATTCATAGTTTTTAATTTTTTTATTGGATCACTTGCAAATTGATAACCAATTACACCTTTTTTTAATTCTACAATAAAAATAATATCATAATATAATCCACTAATAATATCATTATCTTTTTTAAATGGTGGAAGAATAAGTGGAATAGTATTTTTATTATTAAAGTGTTTTATATAATTATTAAATATTCTATTTTTTGTTTGAAACAAAGTTTTTAAATAATTAGTGTTTTTTCCACAATGTACAATAAATAACCGATTATGATAACTTTCTCTTATACCATTACTTTGACGTACATAATACAATTTTGCTAATAAATCTGGGTCATTGATATGTTTATTAATTATTTTAAAATATGGGGCATCTATATAATCTTCACCCCAAATATTATCTACAAATGGTCTAGTTGATTTTAAATCAAATTCGAAATCATTTTTATTTAAAAATATAATATCTGATTTTTGTGATTTAGAATTTGAATTATGAATTATACTACGATTTAAACAAAACAAATATTCATCACATTTTGCAACCCAAACTGAAAACCATCTTTTTTCTGTGTATTGCTGTATTATTTTTGGTAAATCTTCAATATATTTCCTTAAATCATAAAAATTATCAACCCCCCAAACATTACATAATTTATCCCAAGCATCATTTTGCTCTATATGCCAATCACCTATTAATGGTTGAACAGCTTGGAGATGTTTACACATTTTTATTATTGTCATTTTATAATTTATTTTTTTAATGAAGAAAAAATATGAGCTATTACATCGACAGTCCACCCATTTCCAATCATTTTATATCTTTGTGTATCAGAAACACCAATTGTGTAGTTATCTGGTACGGTCTGTAATCTTTCACATTCAATTGGTAGCAATCGTCTAAATTTAGAACTACTATCTACACAAGGAATATATGGACAATGTGGTGGTTGCTTATAATATGTTGCTAATAGTGGTTTTGATTTTTCTGTTATTTCACAATGTTTCCATTTGTAATTTTTTAAAAAAGCTTGATGATGTATATATGATAAATGATAATTATCATAATTAGTCGGTTCAATAATATCTTTTAATACTAAACTATTTTCTCTTGGTAATTCGTTTAGTGGTATATTTGTCCAATAATATCTTTGGCGATTTTGTGCTGAAAATAAATTACTATTAATTAGAATTGGTTCAACACCAATTATACTTGTAATTAAATCTTTCCATTTTTTTTCCATTTTAACATTTTCTAAAAGAAAATATTTTGGTTTAATATCATTCAACACCCTTATATATTCCCAAAACAAGTAAGATTCCCCATCAAAATAAAACCCATTATTTTTTAAATCTAAATATTGATTAAGGGTAACTACATCTATTTTGTCTGTTGTTGTCATACCATTTCTTTTTCCAGCAAAAGTTAATGATTGACACGGTGAACCACCAAATAGTAAATCAATACTAGGTAAATTTTCTGTTTTTAATTCTGTGATATTTCCTAACTGAATAGTATTAGGATAATTGTTTTTGGTTATTTGAATAGCATACTTATCAATTTCTGATGCAAAATAATTATCATATTCTATGCCAACTTTATTTAATGCAATTTGTCCACAACTAATTCCATCAAAAAGCGATAAGACATTTATTTTTTTTATTTTTTCATCCATTTATTTATGATTATTTTTATATAACACTAGTTATTTAACCAGTTATTTAACATATATAAAAATTAAAATAAATAGTTGATAAAAATTATATTTTAAAATCTAAAAATATCAAAATCTAAAAACAAATCCATATTTATCTTTTTTTCCATAAATCATTTTCTATTAGTAACACCTTTCCAAATGATATTAACTGTATTTAAACCTGTTGTAGTTTTTGGATCTTCATTAAAATAGACACCATTTCTATTAATCCAACCACCTCTTAAAATTACTAATTCATTACTTCTGATAACAATATCACCTAAAATAGGATCAATTCCAACCATTTTTGTCGCATCATATTGGCTTGTTTGATTATATGCTACAATAGTTGATGATCCAACAGAAGATGGTACAATTTTACCATCATTTGTTATTGAATTAGCTAATACTGTACTACTATTACTACCTGTATTTCCAGATGTTGTTACAATATTTCTATAAGAATCTGATGATATATTAACACTATTTGTCGATGTTGCATATGTTGATTCAATTACAGTTTTTTTAGTGGATGATAATAATGCACCATTTCTATGATAATCTTCATTATCTTTACCGATAAATTCTATATTTAATGAATCTATTCCATCTATTTGTTTTAATATTGAAATTAAATTAGCTTTAATTACTCGATCATATCTTTCATAGGTTGAAAAATAATCAGATAAAATATTTATAATTTGTTCACTAATATTATCTTCTTCAATATCATCATATTTTCTAATAAATAAATTTATTACAAAATATTTTGGAATTGGATCAATAATTTTAATAGATGATGTAATACTAACGATTCCTTGTTTTTTAAGATAGGTTATAATTCTATCTTTTTCTACTTTATCTAGTAAAAATGCAGAAAATGGCACATTAAAATAATTAACATCACTTGAAAAATAATCGGTTATTCTTGGTATCAAATATAAATACATTTCATTTATATTTATATTATCTAAATTACCATCGCTATCAATATCAATTTTAACCATATCTAAAGTATTAAATGCGTTTACTTTTGAAAACATATTTAGTTTCTTTAAATGGTAAATAAATTGTGCAGGTGTTGCCAAAACAAAGTTTCTAGAAACATATGGAATTACACTTTTTGTATATTCAACACTTTCACCATCACTTGCAAATTTTATATCAGTTTCAACAAATATATCAAATAATGATAATGGTTGTAAAATATTACCATCACTATCATAAATATCATCAATAAAATTAAAATCATTAACCTTATTATTTAAAATATTTCCAATTAACCCATTAGATAATAAATATGTCACTTTTATTACTGATCCTATAGGTGGAATAACGCCATGTAGACCATTGCCAAAATATATATCCAAATCACCATTAAATCCTGTTTTTGTGACACAAGCATATTCATTTTCCAACATATCATAAATATGATCTTTAATTGTTAAATTTATACCATTTAACGTTATATAATATTCAAAATTTTCAATTGTTGAATTGTTACTAACTGATACTTGATAAGATTGTGAATATCTACCTGTACCTGTAAATGTTTGAGATTCATATTTACCTTGAATTACATTTACAAAAAATTGACAACCTGGTGTTAGTGTATAATAATTTTTTTCATTTCCAGTTTTTATCGTATAATAAAGATTATTTGTTTTATTTTTTATACTTGTATTATCATATATTATAATTTGACCACCTGATACTAACTGACTTATATTTGTGCCTTGTTTAAGTTTAAATTTAAGTGTACCATTTGCTGACATTGATCTTGATGGATTATGTCCTGATATTCTAGCTATCATTTTTATCATCTTAGGTGTCACTGTTTGATCAATATCTAATTGTCTAACTGTATTTTTCAAATACAACATATTTTGAAGGAATACTTCTTTTACAACTTCCAATATTTGACCATATGGTGATGCAGAATTAAAAAGAATACTTGATTTATTATATGCGGAACTTAACCAATTTGTTATTTGATTTGTTAAATTAGTATAATTTAACTCAATTCTATTAAATACCCTGTTAAGTTTTGTTAATCTTGCCATCACATTTTGATTTTATTTTTTAAATTATTTCCTATTGTTTCAACTAGATGATCTAAATTAGTTTCTTCATCTTCATATATGTTATCTAAAAATTCAAATTTAAATACATATTTATTTTTATCTTTTTTTGATATATTTAACTTACCTTTTTGATTATTATTTAAGTCTATAATAAAATTAAATTCCAATAATTCACATGATACAATCGGAATTTTTTCAACTTCAAAATTTGTGACAGACAAATCAGTAATTTTATTATTCTTAAACCAAGTATTAATTAGTGTTGATGGTGATTTACTTAATTTTGATAAAATTTTAATATCATCACCAAATTTATTTTCTTTAAATATTTTAGTTATTTTATTTGAAAAATCTTCTAAATCATTAAAATAAATTCTAATATATTCACAGTTAATATCATATAAATATGAAAAATAATTTTTGGTTAATTTCGTTTTATTACTATCCATCACAAATAAAATCTTAGTATAAATAATATTTACATCATCATATAAAATTTTATTCATAGATATTACTAATCTTAATTCATTTGAATTATTTATTTCTTCATTAACACTTTCAACTGAAAGTACTTTTGTTGAATCAAATATTGTTTTTATTTTATTAACTAAATTACCAACTAATATTTCCATTAATTTAAATTATTTTATAAGTTACATTATAACGTTGTGCAAACGTAGTTGAATCATCATCACTTATTCGCATTATAGAAACTTGTAAACCTCGATAAAAACTAATTCGTGGTTGACCTACTAATTGATATCCACAAATTTCACTAATTGGTAAGTTTATAGCCAAATTAATACCGATTTTACTCATTATATTATATGCACCACTATAATCAATAATACTACCATCAGGAGCTTTAAAATAAAGATTTTGAACATAAACAGTATTTCCTGTTCTAAATATATCTTCTGTTAAAATAATTTCAGTAAATCCAGTAGAACAAGAAGTGTTTCCTGTACGAACATCGGTACAATTAACATAAATGTTTTCATTTAAATAAAAATTATCATTAAATACAGATAATTCTGGTGTTACTACATTATACGACACTAAATCTTTTGGTAATATTACATCAAATATATTTATTTCTGTTAAATTATTATTCTGTTTGAACATCATATTAAGATATAATCTTTGTGCATATTGTGCATATTCAGGTTTTATTATAATATCTAATTTTTGCTTGTTTTTTAAATCTCTATCAAGCATTAAGATAGTATTACCACTTGGATTAAATGAATTATCATTTATTAAGTTTAATAACATATTACTAGTGAATGACATAGATATTGGATATGATGCACCAGTATTTGTGAAATTATAATTATAAGTATCTGTTAAACTTATATTTTTTATTTCATCATATTCTACCGAAACAACATTCATTTTCAATTTTGGATAAATTCCTGAATAATCGACTGAAATTTTTGCAGTATCAGAATCAACAAATTGATTTGTTGCAAATAATTTCAAAAGTTTTTCCATATTATTCATTCTTGATTTAATATCATCTAATGTTGTTTGAGAATAAATTAAACTTTTCATTTCTTGAATATCCATATTTATTCTGATGAATTCTGATATAATGTTGATGAAATTTTCATTTACTTGATAAAATCTTTTCATCATTTCATTATACATTTCAAATCCAAACATATTATAAATAGTACTTGGATCATATGTTAAAGGTTGAACATCATTATCAATATTATAATGAAGATTTAAATTGAACATATATGATAATCCATCATGTTCACCATTTGTCACTAACTTATGATATGGCGTAATTAATGTACCATAATTATCATCATCATTTTCAGGATTATTTAAAAATTCTATACCATACAAATTTACATATGAATGTAAATTATTATTTTGATCTCTTTCTACCAATTCATAATACCATAATATCGCATTGAAATCAAAATCGTTTGGTGCTCTACCATTTATTGCAATTGAACTAAATTCATCAAAATTATTACTTTTTAGATTAGGAATATTCATTTTATAATAATGATTCTTATCAACATCTAAAAAAATACCATCTATGTTATCTGAATTAAAATCCGTTAACTTTTCAATATAATTTTCTGCATTTAATCCTGTATTATCGGTGATTCTTACACCATAATAATCACCTTGATATCTCATTCTATCACCATTTGAACACAAGTATGTATTATTTGGTGTATCAAATTGACCATAAAATGAACCTGGGTAATTTTGTGGATTTGTTCTAATTGGTGAATTTAAACTTTCTGCACCAATTATTTCCGATTGTATTTCATCAGCTAAAATTGGTATTTCTAAATTTGGTTTATAATTACTATCATCTCTGATTCCAAAAAGAACTGTTGGTGTTTGCCCACCTTGATGTGGAATATAAGCTGTAACTTCTTGACCAATTCTTGATGCAGTTTGAATGTTTGTAATTTGATTTATTTCACCTACATATTGAATCAATCTATTGTAATTTAAATAGATATACGTTGTGCTTAAATTATCTTGACCACCACCATTAAACCTAACATTTAACCAAATTTTTGTTGTATTGCCACTAAATTCAATTTTACCAATGGTATAAATATCACCAAATGTCACAATATCAGTACCATCTGATATTTTTGTTTGATCTAATGCTGTATTACTTTTTAATATAATTTTGTCACCTACTTTAAATTTTGCAATTTCATTTATTATAAATAACGGTGTTCGTTCACCATTGTATATGTATTCATTACTTTCTTCAAACCATGTTGTTTGATAATCAATAATTTCTCGTTCTTTCCACAAATATTTTCTAAAATAATCTGTATTTGTTATAGTTGAAGCATTTGGATTATCAAAATCAGACATGTTTTTTTCCCAATCAATTTTGTGAACTGCTGGTTCAAAATCTATTAAATTTAATTTTCTACACCATTTCCAAAATATTGGTTCTGTTGGTGTATATCTTTCACCAATATTATAAAAATCAGAATTAGATGTTAATCTACTTTCATGTAATGCAGTATCATAGTTAGCAACATAATTTCGCAATGATTCAACTAATTGATCTGATAATTTTGTAGGTGTAGTATAATTTGGATCATCTGTATAAAATGGTGCTACACCATCCTCATTACTTTTTGGTAAAAAATCCATAATCCCATCTATTGGATTTGGTGATCCATCAACTTGTCTTGGTATATTTAATAATGCAAATTTTGTAAAATTCAAACTATACATATCATTATAGTTTGATAAATTTAAATCACTAGCACTTGAAGGAAAGGCGTAAAAAGACGTACCACGCTGTTTCATAGATCGGTAGCAAGGAGTAGACATACTTATATTATATTATTTTTTAATTTATCAACAATATCATCATATTTGATTCTAATTAATTGAATGTTATTTTTTAAACAAAAATCAGTTTTAATTTTATCATTGTTTTGTGTATATATCAATTTTTTAATCCCACTAATATGGTATTTTGGTAATTGTTCAAATTCACCATGTTTTGGGCAAATTATTTTAACTTTTTTTTTGTTTTTAATATAAATTCTTCTGTTGTTAATTTTTCTGTTCCACCACATTTTTGGCATCCACGTTTACGAAAATGTTTATCTGGTGTCTGTTCAAATTCACCATGAATAGGACAAATTATTTTAACTTTAGTTCGTAAATTAACATAATTAACTAAGGAATAATCGTATTTATTCCCGTGTATTCCCGTTGCTTTATTTATAAACCAAATATTATCAAATATCATAATATTGTATATATAAAAAATACAAATCCATAAAAATAAAAAAGAATGATAAATTATCATTCTTTTTTTTCCCATAATCTTTTATTCAATTCCATTCGAATAAGACTTATATCTATTTCATAATCTGCAATTTTATTCTTTAATTTTTCATATTCTAAATTACCAGATTCCATATTAGATAATATTAATTCTGATTTTTCTAAACATTTTTCGTATTCTTTTAATAATTTCTGTAATTTAACAGGTTCTGTTTTTTCGTAAATTTTAATAGTTTTCATATTATTATTTTTCCATTATATGTTATTGTAATTTGTTTATTTAAAAATATTGATACTATTCGTTCTTTATCCCTAATTTTACATTTTGATAAATCAATTTGAATTAAATCTCTTTTTTTATTCATATTTTCGTTTATTTTTTATAAATGATAAAAATAAAAAAGTTTATAAATGTTTTTCATTTATTGTGAAAACATCACCTTTATTTATATATGTCATTCTAGTTTCTTTGTCTAATATGACCACCATTGCTAGTATGTGTATAAAATAATTCTATAACTTCATCACTTTTATTTGATACTGCTAAATTAAAAACTTCAACATTTGGATTATTTTTTTTATTTAATTCAAAATTATTTGGAAATGGTTCAAAAGATAAAACACGGGATGCACCCATATCTATTGCCATAGATGAAAATATTCCAATATTACCGCCACAATCTACTACAACATCACCAGCGTTTATTATACAATTTCCCTGAAAGTAATCTTCCCTTTTATATATTTCATAATATGTAACTGATTCTGGATATTTTACTTCAAATCGTTTACCCCAATCTGTTTTTAATATTTCAGAATCTTTTTCTAAATCAACTAAATCATTTGTATTATGCACATAAAAATCTTTTTTCATAATTTTATTTTATTTTTAAAATAAAATACATCTTATTTGGAAAATATCCAATAATATCTACCAATAATTGAATTTTATTTTTATTTTTTATACCATTTTTATTTGTAACTAATATTATTCCTGGTTGATCTATTTTAGTTTTAAACCCTAATATAACAATATTATCATCTAAATATTGTGATGCTAATATATGAACAGGATAATCAAAAGTTTCATTAATAAAATGTTTATTTATATTATCTGAAAATATAATAAACCTATCGGAATTTTGATATTTATCATTTATCGGTTTTATTGAATTAAAACAGCTATCAATTGTTGCTTTAGTTTCTTTCAATTTAATACTAATTGGATTTTTAACTATTGATATAATTTTATCAATAAATAATTGTTCTATTGCATCTGGTAATCTATTTAAATTATCAATTTCAAAAAAATCACATCTCATTTTTTTTGTGAAAACACCACCATTATTTTCTACATAAATAATATTGATATCATCTAAATTTTCACTTTCTTTTAATGATATATAAGGCAGTTTTTTTAATGTATTTAACATATTTGATTTATTTTTTTAAGTTTTAATTTTCGTTCTTCTCGTAGTTTTAATATCTTCAGTTCATTTATTATTTCTGATCCACAAATCAAATATTGACTTATTTTACTAAGTAAAAAATTTATATTTTTTAATTTATCATTA